GAATGCAAATCTTCTTGTGAACAAGTGGTTTCACTTGACACAATCATTCACTGGTATGGTTGATGCAGAATTGCAAGACCAACATATCAATGAACAAGCAGATGCTTTTGAGATACAGAGAGCTGCTGAAAACGGTACTAAATTATTTTAATGGAGAGAGAAATGGAAAAACTTGCTGTAATACACACTGCGTTTGAAGATAAACCTTCAACTGTAGCGTTTGTAGATGTACCAGAGTTTCCGACTTTGATTGAGAAACTTGAGTATGCATATCGTTGGACACAAAATATTGTTGGTTCATGGTCACTAAAGATAGGTGATGATGCAAACAATAATGTCACTGTAATGGGTGATGTATCTAGTGGTATGGGTTTAAGGTCTACCTCAATGGGTGACCAAATTTTAGTTGGTAACAAAAAATATGTTGTTGCTATGATGGGATTTGAAACATTAGAAGGAGAGAAAGTATAATGTCAAATTTAGTGAAAGTGAATGACCAACTTATGGGTCTAACAATATCTGAACTTACTCAAGTACAGAGTATGATTCAAGAAATTAAAACTATGAAAGCAAAGTCTGCAATCATGGTTGGTGCAAATGTTTTTGTTGTTCAGAAAACAAAAAAGACGCCTGGGATTGTTGAGAAAATCAATCAGACCAGAGCAATCGTTAATATGAAAGGTAGAAGTTATAATGTACCTTTCTCAATGTTGGAGGCTGCTTAATGACAGTACAAGCAAAAGGTAGACCATCTACTACTGTGATAGACTTAGATGGTTCAGAAGGCAATGCATTTTGCCTTCTGGGATATGCAAATGCTACTATGAAAAAAAGTGACTTTGATAAAGATATGCAAGATAGAATCTTGAATGAGATGAAATCTGGTGACTACATAAATTTATTGAGAACTTTTGAAAAGTATTTCGGTAGTGTTTATACTTTACAAACATCTAATCCAGAATATCTGGATGCATTTATGGTAGAAAAAAGTGCTTAAAGAACTTTTAACAACCTTTGTTATATCTGCTTCCGCTGGTGAAGTAGATGTAACATTAAAAGGTGCGACAGACTACCTTGATAAACAAGCAGTCTGTTTAGCAAATAATATGTATCATGAGGCTCGTAGTCAAGGACTCGCTGGACAACTCGCAGTAAGTTTAGTTGTATTGAATCGTGTTAAAGATAAAAGATATCCTAACACAATCTGTGAAGTAGTACATCAAGGGCCTGTTAGAGAATCATGGAAAACCAAAGGTAAAGATGTTGCAGACAGTGAACGAAATTATTACCCAATTCGTCACCGTTGTCAATTTAGCTGGTACTGTGATGGTAAGGATGATACTCCCCATGAACCAACAACATATGGTGCATTATACGATATGGCAGTTGATTTAGTTTACGGAGATATTACAGTTGTTGATATAACTGAAGGTGCAACACATTATCATGCAGATTATGTATTTCCTGCTTGGAGAAAAACCAAGACAAGGACAATTGAAATTGAAGACCATATATTTTATAGGTGGGAAAAATGACGTTAAGAGGTTATGCAAAAAAATATGAAATCCTTAATGGGGTTGGGTATACATATCAATTCGATAATGGATACGGTGCATCTGTAGTAAAACATGATACATCTTATGGAGGCGATAGAGGATTGTATGAGATTGCAGTACTTGACTCTGGTGGAGATTTATGTTATAGTACACCAATAACTGAAGATGTAATCGGTTATGCAGATGAGAACAAAGTATTGGATACACTACAAAGGATTAAATTACTATGAATTTCTTTTACCTAGATGAAGACCCATTCAAGTCGATTGAATATCATTGTGACAAACATATTGTCAAGATGCCTACAGAGTATAAACAAATGTTATGTACTGCACATAGGGTTCTTGATGGTGAATTATATTATGGTCAGACTAAAAGTGGTGCAAAGATTAAACGGTGGAAACACCCAGACCGAAAGATGAATAGAGACTTGTATCTTGCTGGTCATGTGAACCACCCAACTAATATCTGGGTACGAATGTGTCGTGAAAACTATATGTTAATGTTTACTTACTATAAACTAATTTGTGAGGAATATACATATAGGTATGGGAAAGAACATGGTGCAAAAGACAATTGGTGGTTGTTACGAGAACCGCCCAAGAATATACCATCTAGTGTAATGGGTAGTACGCCTGTTCCACAAGCTATGAAAGAATTTCCACAATGTAAAGTAGATGGTGATTCTGTACAAGCGTATCGTAATTTTTATGTTGTTGCAAAGAGAAGGTTCGCAACTTGGAAAGAAAGAGGAAGACCAGAATGGTACATGAACATGACCCAGAACCAAGACACTACTATGATTGGATGCTCTGGAAATTAAGGCAGGAAACTATGGAACAAGATGACCCTACAGATGATATTACTAAAACTGGTGGTAGACTTAGTGCTTGGACTGAAAGACCACATATGTCAAAAGAAGATATGTATATGAAAGAAATTGCACTAATGCAAGAATCTAATCATAAACTTTTAATTCGTGTAAAGGAATTGGGAGAAGAGATAAATAGATTAAAAGAGAAAATGGATGCCAACTTATAATTTTAAAAATAATGAAACTGGTGAAGAGTTTGAAGAGTTCTTTCATATCGCTGATAGAGAAGAGTATTTAAAAAACAACCCTCATATACAACAATTACCATCACTATTTGCAATGTCATATAGTGGAACTGGTGATTTGGTTAAGAATGATAGTGGGTGGAAAGAACATATGTCTAGGATTGCAGAAGCAAATCCAGGCAGTTCTGTTTCAGATAGATATGGTAAAGAATCTATTAAGAGTACAAAAACTAGACAAGTATTAAAGAAACATGGAGTGATTGATTAATGGCAAAAAAACAAGATGTAAAAATTGATGATTTAGTAACTGTCAAACCAATTACTGACAATCAAGAAGTTGCCTTTGAGGCATTTAAAAAAGAAAACAAAGAATTATTTCTTCACGGAGCTGCTGGAACTGGAAAGACTTTTATTTCCTTATACCTTGCACTTGAAAAAGTATTAGACCCAAGTACACCATATCATTGTGTATATCTAATTCGTAGTGCAGTACCCACAAGAGAAATCGGTTTCTTGCCTGGGGATGAAGAAGACAAAACTGCACTGTATCAAATTCCATATCAGAACATGGTGCAATTCATGTTTGAACAAGCAAGTGACCAAGCATTTAGTATGTTGTATGATAGACTAAAAGCACAAGGTTCTGTCATGTTTTTAACAACATCATATTTGCGAGGTATCACATTAGATAATGCAGTTATCATAGTTGATGAATGTCAAAACTTAAACTTTCATGAGTTAGATACAATTATGACTCGTGTAGGTCAAGATAGTAAAATTATATTCTCTGGTGATTTCTTTCAATCTGATTTGACAAAAAATTCTGATAGAGATGGTATGCCTAGATTCCTAGATATTATCGCAGATATGGAAGAGTTCAAATCAGTAGAATTTAATATCGGAGATATTGTTCGTTCTGGTTTAGTTCGTAGTTATTTAATTAGTAAAACAAAGAAAGGAGTTGAACAGTAATGGCTAAAATGTTTTCAACTCAATCAGTCCATGAGAGTATTCCAAAGGGTACTTCTCAAGGAAAGAAACCAATTACTTCTACAATGAATAAATCTAAACGTAGGAGTTTTAAAAAATATAGAGGACAAGGAAAATGATAGATAAAGAATATCAACATTGTTTGAAAATGATTTTACATCACGAAGGTGGTTATGTGAATCATCCCAGCGACCCAGGCGGTGAAACTAACTTAGGCGTAACTAAAAAAGTTTATGATGCATACTGTAAAAAGAATGGTCTTAGACCGAAAGACATGAAACAATTAGAAGTATCAGATGTTGCACCTATCTATAAAACTGAATATTGGGATAGAGTAAAAGGTGATGCACTTCACCCAGCGCTTGCACTCTGCATTTTCGATTTTGGAGTTAATGCTGGAACTGGACGAGCTGCTAAATTTATTCAAAAGATTGTTGGTACAACAGTTGATGGTGGTATCGGCCCCAACTCACTTAAAATGATTGATGCATATGTTGACAAACATGGTATCAAAGATGTTGTCAAAACATATCAATCAGATAGACAAAAGTATTATGAGAAATTAAAACACTTCAAAACTTTTGGTCGTGGGTGGACACGAAGAGTTACAGAGACTACAGAAGAAGCATTAAAATTGACTTGACAAGTGTGTTGAGTTATGGTATGATGGTTACAATTAAATAATAAGGACAAATAATGTTAACTGAAATAATGAGGATATATTATGTTTATACACAAGCCCGTAGAGATTACAGAACTTTCTACTAAAACTGTTAATCGCAAGCGTTTCTACGAAACTCCAGATGGGAAACTATACCCATCTATAACTACTGTTTTACAAAGACGTAAAATGGAAGGACTAATGGCGTGGAGAAAGAAAGTTGGTGATGATGTTGCAAACTATGTTGCAAGAACAGCAGCCGCAAGGGGTACGAAAGTACACCATATGTGCGAAGACTTTCTGAACAATAATTTTGATGAAGAAGTTCACAAGAAGAATTTTCTTCCATATACTTTGTTTGGACAAATTAAACCACACTTAC